GGTGTTCGTGTTGGAGACAGACATTTACACCCCAGATATTTGAGCGAAGGAAACCGTTCCTCTACCAATAGCATACTTATACGCGATAAGGTAGCCAATGGCATCGTTTAAGTGGTCAAAGCCAGAAGTTTTATCTGGTTCGCCATTTTGAGCATAGGTTTGGCGCTCTAAACACTCAACTAAACTGGGGCATTTGTCAGGATTTACGCGCAAACGCCTTTTGTCACCACTTAAAATCATTTGATTAACGGCCAGCACCCTATCCTTTACACTTGGATTAGTTGCGTTTGCCATTACCATAAAACCAGCAGACCTTAAAAGCGTAATATCTGAAAGACTTGCGTTGACACTTTTGGTAGCTCTGCCACTTGCATCTGGATAAATAAAAATTTGGTTATTTTTATATTTTGATTTTATTATATCAATAATTTGCGGTGTATCGCGAGCCTTAGTAATTTCATCAACGCAATGCGGCTCACCGTTTCGCAGCACTGCAACTACCGCGCTCATGTTCAGCACGTTGAAGTCCATGCCAATATGCACTGGCTCGTTGTCTTGCACTACTTCAAATGTCTCGTTCAATACCCTGTCATATTCTGCGTAAATGCTGCCAGAGGTAAGGTTTACAAACTCGCCGTCTAAGTAAGCCGACAAAAGCTGTGACGGATATGACGCCTGTAGGTTCTGTATGTAACCTTCTGGCAAGTTAGCCGCATTGTCAGCCGTCTTTGCCTTAAAGAGCGCATAGCCGTCAGCCTTATTCTTTACCCACCGCTCATAAACAAAGCGGAAGCCTTCTGGTGTGGTTGCAACGCCAACACTGTTAGGAATAAGCAAGCCACTTGCAGTGTGAGCCTTCTGCCTGTTTCGGGCAATGATTTTATTCCATACCATTCTTGCCTTGTTAATGGGCAAGGTATCAAGTTCATCCACAATGCTATGCGCTACCTCATAACCGACAATGCGGTCAGGTTGCTCCATGTTGCGAAAGATAATATTACCTATTTCTGTATGCAGCGTCGCTTTCTGCCTATTTAATTTAAAGCCCACGCCATTCCGTTCAAACAAAGCTGGGAACCGTTGGAAGGCAATATCTTCAATCAATGGATAGGTTGGCAGGTAATAAGCTACATTTTGCTCTGGACATAATCTTTTAAGCCGAATGATACGCGCTATAGCAGCCGCTGTCTTACCACTTCCAAATCCGCCGACAAATGCTGGAAACGGGTCTTTGGAATATACAAAGTCATGTTGGGATTGTGAAAATTTCAAATCCAATCCTCATCTGACAAAGGCGTCAAGCTTTTGTGTATAGATACTACTTCAGATTTTTCCACATGAATACCAGCCGCCTTGCCTCTGGCAACCTCTGCCGTAATTGCTGCGCCATACTGCCCATTCTGCACAGCCGCATTTCTAAGGCGCTTTAAGTCCTCTAGGTGTATCTTCAGCGTTATGCCTACTTCCTCAATGATAGGCTTGCGTAGTTCTTCAACCCTACCCGCAACCTTCCCGCTCTTGATAAGCTCTGATGCCCGTTTGTGGATAGTCTCTGGCTTAGTGTTAGCATGAACATCAAATGCAGCACGATAAGCGTCAGCCTGTGATTTACCACTAGCAATCTCCTGTGCGAAGCGTTCCTGCTTAGATGTTAATGTCATGCTATTTGACCTAATATGTCAGCGCGGTTTGCACTGTATGAAATAGGCTTAATTTCCCTATTGAGAAACTCTGCCACAAACCCGTTGAAGTTCCTGTTGTGGTATGGGGTGAAATTAGCTCCCAGTGCCACCAGTTCTTTGTATGCTTCCCACTGCTTTAAATTCCTAAAGCGGCAATGCACCATCATATGACATACAAAGCATAATGCGTATTGACCAATGTGGTCGCCATAGGGGGCGGAGTAGTCTTCGCTGTGGTGCTCCACAATGCCTTTGTCCTGCTCACAGCAATCACATGATGTTGGCCTTACTCTGCGACCAGCCGCATATTCAGCTTTTAACCAATTAAAGGCATCCATCCTTTGCTTGGCGGTAAATCCATTATACGACTTCACCAGTTTCTCCTTAACTTTTTAGCCCCATTGGGTAGTTGGCCAAATGTTTCAAAGCCGTTTTGTATATAGAATTTATCATTGTATGCGTAAACCTCTATATTAGCACAACGGTCATTGCATAGGTTAAAAAGATGTTGCGTTAAATTATTGCCTATGCCTAAGCCCCTATACTTCTCATGCACAAAAACGCCCTTGATGCGGTAGCCAGTGGCTACTTTCATGAGGCCAGCAAATCCCATAATGGATGTGCCGTTATTAACGGTGAACCATTCAGTGTTTTTTGTATCACTGATTGAAACCCTGCTTTTAGCGGCTAGGCTTGCATACGGCGCTACATCTTGGAATGTGGCTTTACTTATCTCCACGCTTCACCTCTGCTGGATACCAAGCCTTGCCATACTTGTAATTTTTGATGTCCTTTTTCTTGAACACCCCATCTTGGTATAGAAGGTCAATTTCCTCCAAGGTGGCTCCAATGTTTTCGCATATTTCCTGCTTATCGCAGCCATGCTCGTCAATTAATTGATGAATAATCTCGCTCATTTGCAGCGCAACGTGCGAACCCTTAGCGCGGTTAATTCTTATGGTAAGCATCATAGCTTCCGGCTTACTAAGGTTCATAATAACGCATGGCACTTTGCCACCGTAAATAGCATTGATTGCCTTACTGTCCTGTGACAACCGCCAGCGGTGAAAGCCATCAATGATTATGTTATCAGGGTTAATTATGACGGGCTGTATCCAGCCGCATTTCAATATGCTTTTTTCTAGAAGTTTTAGTTCTGGCGTAAAAACGACATTGGGGTTGTATCCATTAGCATTGATGCTTGCTGCGTCACGCCATTCTACATTGTTAATCGGCTCATCATTGAACATTATTTATTCCTCGCTTTGGGCATAATCTCACGTTTAAATGAACCTGCCATAAAAGTAGTTAGAAGGTATTGTGGCGGATACAGGTCTGGGTCTTTTAATGCCCTACCCATAACACTATCAAAACGCTTCACAGCCATTTTGTGTTGAGCCTCGTCCTCAATGTTATCTTCTATCCATGCTCTTACGCCACCGTAACTTTGACCATATTTTTCCTTAATGGCATTGCGGTCAAGGTCTTTGAAATATCTTTCATGCGCCAGCATTTCTGGAAAAATTTCAATCACGCGATTGTAAAACTCTGGCGTAGCAGTTTTAATTAAATCAAAACGCTTGGCGCTTTCAGCATGAAGCGGCGTGGATACCCTCAATCCATTGCCAGCCCACATTTGCCAATCATATAGTTTGCAGTATTGAATGTCGTTGTCGTAAAAATATTTGAAAACGTCATCTTCAGACCAATCAAAAATTGGCTTGCAAAGGTTTACGTTTTTTGCGGACGGGTCAGAAACTGCGTTGATGTAATTTTCATTTAACTTGTTTACGCAAGCGCGAAAACGCATCAAGCTTTCACTGCTTCGTATACCCGTCAAAAATGCCATTTTGCCTTTGAAAAATTTAGCGGTGAATGCGTCCATAGAATACTGGTCAAAAATTCTATCATCGCCATCCTCTAAAGAGATTGCCCATTCCGGCTTATCTCTCACCCATTTACGGGCATTGTCCCATTGCGTGTAGGAGTGGCAGACACCCAAAACATATTTGGTGGATTTCAAAGGCACTGTGAACCAGAGCATATTAATCCAAGGTTCTTTGCGATATTTATCTACGAAGTTAATAACCTCATCTGGTATCAACTCCTCGTCACGGAACACAACATTTAGCGGCTTCTTAATGCCTCTTTCTTGCATGACCTCATGGGCCAAGTGCAATACTACTAGACTGTCCTTGCCGCCAGAAAACATAATCACAACCGTATCAAAGACATCAAAGATATGGTGCATCCGTGCCTTAGCTTCTTCAAGGACATCGGTTTCTATGTATTGCTTAATCCTGACCAAAATCGTTCTCCTCTAGGAACGTGATTAGGCGTTCCGCAAGAGTATCGTAATCCTCATACTTGGCTTTCAATGCGCGAATAAAATTAAACCAAATGGCCTGTTGAGCCTCATTGTCAAAAACAATGTTGTATTGGATTATGTAATTGGCTTCCTTTTCTTCATCGTCCTTTGGAAGCTCCTCCGGCTCATTGAGCAACTCATCCAGTTCCTGCGTATTAAAGCCAATGGCCTCATAGTTAAATCCGCTGGAAACCAAATCTGCCATTTCAATTTTTAGAAGCTCATCATCCCAAATGGAATTTAAAGCCAACTTGTTATCAGCTATCACCAGAGCCTTTTGCTGGGCTGCGCTCAAGCCTGTTAAAACTATGACAGGCACATTAACCATGTCTAATTTTTTAGCTGCCATGACGCGCCCGTGACCAGCAATGATTGTATCATGTTCATTGATAAGGATGGGGTTAGTCCATCCAAACTCTTTGATGCTTGCGGCTATCTGTCCGACCTGTGCTTCGCTGTGCGTGCGGCTATTTGCTGCATACGGAATTAACTCCGCAACGCTCCGCTGTTCAATTTTTGGTGTTTCAATCATGTTTCGCCCTCTATCTCAATTAGTTTTGCGAGGTAATGCTGGCACTTCTTTAGGTCTTCAATGCCGTTCTTGTCCATATACCTTGCTAAATATTTTATACAATTCCCGTGCAGGTATCCGGCAAACGCTTCTTTGGCCATCCATGCTTCCATAGCGTCCCAAGGTTGAATGGGTTTTGATGCGTAATGATTACCGCCAACTTGATAGCTATTTGTCTTCTTCATAATCATCTTCAAATGGGTCATAGCCCTTTAGCATGGCGTCTACGGCAACCATAATAGGCCCAGTAATGTTTACCTTGCCAGCCTCCATCTTGCGGATTGTCGTGCCGCCGTTTGCTGGGGATAGGCGCAAAGCATCTGCCATTTCATTTATGCTGTAGCCCATGCGGTGACGGGCCAGCTTTAGTTTCTCAGGTGTCATGTTTACGCCCTTGTGCTTCATGTAAGGCCAGCGCAGCCCATGCGTCACGTTCCCACATCTTTAAGGCATGGCAAATGGTGCTATGGTCGCGGTTCATAATCCTACCTATCTCTGTAGTAGAGTATCCTTTTTCACGCAGCATATTAACGCATTGACGCCTTACTGCCACCAAAGCCTTCAACTTGCTTTTGCCTAGAATGTCATCAACGGTGTAGCCATACACTTTAGCAATGGCTTCCATTTGGAGCAAATTGGCTTGCCTTGGCGTCATGCCGCGACTGTCAACTAACACTTCTTTTTCTTCAGCCTCTTTCCAGCTAAAATCGTCATCAAACATCATCTGCTTCCTTAATGAAAATTCCGTCAACCATCTTACCCTTGCGATGCCTAATTTCGATGTATGCCCTAGCAATGCAATCCTCCACCCACATATCATTCTGCGCTGCCATGATGGTCAGCACGACAAACATATC